GTCTTGTTGATTGGATCAACTGCCGCCGACATCTGGTCAAACTTACCAGGATCGCAATTATCAAAGAACCACCGATCTATCCGCTCGCTCCCGATAGGCTTCACCTGCTGACCGTCAGTCATGTAAAAACCATCGTCAGACAGGAAATACGTCAGCGCCCCGTACCGCACGACAGAACGGGACTCATAACACCCAAGAGCAGAGGTGACGTTATCAAACTGGAAGAACAGCGGAGCGCCGACATACGTCATCCGTACAACGGAGCGTTCCAGCAACACGATGCCAAACTCCCCACCAGTGATGCCGCGGATCTCGCCACCGTCTGGAATGTCTTGTGTGTCGGATTGGCTTGCAGCACCAGGAGTCCAGTCGGTCTCGTCGTTGATGTCAGACCAGTAAAGCCGATTCGGATACGTCGAGGTTTTGCCAGCAACCACAAAGTCCCGAACGGTAGTCACAAACTGTGCAGTCGGAGCAGCAGCAGCAAGATCGGCAAAGTTGGAGGATGAACCAACCGTCCAGGCTTGCAACTTGTCCTGCCCGTTAGCAGCGATAACTTTCTGCCCGAACTGGGTAGAAGTCCACAAAGTTGATGCCGTATAGGAGGATGCTGTCCTAGAGACGTTGACAAGGTTCAGCAGCGCAACAGCAGTGCCACCAGAAGTATAAGTTCCGTACCCAGTGGAATTGACCCCAATGCTGAAAGTTGTAGAAGTTAAAACTGTTACCGTATAGGAATTGCCATTCAACTGCGTCATTCCAACTACACCGAAGATCGTTACCGTTTCTCCGTTAGTCAACCCATGATTGCCAGATGAGGTAATTACGCAAGGATTGGCTTTTGTCGCTCCAGTGATTGTTACAACTTTTGTCGGAGCATTCCAAAGATAATTAGCACTGGCAGCAAAGAGAGTAGTGTCTGTAATCCACCGGCCAACAAAACAAGTCAGCAGGTTTTCGCTGGCAGAATTAGAGTAGTCCGAAACAGATGGCATCGGCCCGTAACCTACAAGCGTAGGCAGGACGTTCTTTGCCTCAACCAGACTGTCGGCAATACCCGGACGGTCTGGCGTCCACTGACCGAAATTTACTCTCATTCTGCCTTCGTCTGCTCTTGAACCTGCTCACGCAGCTTTTGCCACAGCGCGACCGACATCTCCAACGGCAGTTTGCCCAGCCCCATCGCAATGATGTTCGCTTCCTCTACCGTGATCTTGATGGTGAACTCTTGCATCTCAGGCAGCCCAAGGAAGGGGAGGGGTGATCGTTACCGGGTTCTTTTGAAGGTAGATCTGCTGTGCCACCGCAGCTTCAGTGGCGTCCTTGTCAACCCCATTCGCCCAGATCCAGCCGAGCACTTGCTCTTGGGTCAGGCTGGCGTAGGGGGTAAAGGACTCAGGATCAGGAGAAGGCAGCGAGCAGGTTGCATAGACGGATGCTGAGTAGCCGTCTACGGTGTCCGAGCACTGCCAGTGGGCGACGATGCAAACGTCAGACAGATCGCCTTCTGAGACTTTGCAGTCAAGCTGGGAGATGTTCCAGTTCATTATTTGGCCTCCAGTTGGGCTTTGAGGCTGTCAACCTCGGCCTTGAGTTCTTGAATGGCTTTGACCAGTACAGGAATCAGATCGGCACGAACCGACTTGTACGGCTCCTCGCCTTCAGGCGCGGGGTCTTTCCATTCATCAATCATGTCGGGGAATACTTGCTCAAACTCTTGAGCAATCCATCCACGGTCGCCTTTGATGTCTTTGCCCTTACCTTCTTTCCAGTCAAACTTGCGGGGCTTGAGCGCCATGATCTTGTCAAGGCCGACATCAAGGTCTTGGATGTTTTCCTTTAGCCGCTGGTCTGAAATGGCGCTAATAGTGGTGTTGGTAGCACTAATGGTCCCGGCAGAACTAACATAAAACCTATACGCCGCTGCTGATGAGTTGTAGTAAGAGAAACCGTCAGCAGTAGCAGCATTTACAACCCAAACACCGCCCCCTGATACTAACTTGTTTCCGTTTCCTGACCCTTGTGTAGCATCATTAGTACCAACCAACAAATCCCCACCGCTGGTGATACGGGCGCGTTCCGGTGGTGCTCCTGAAGCCGTGCCGTGCGTATAAAAAACAAGCGCCGCATTTGAAGTTGTGCCGTCCGTTGTCCAATCTGTCGTGGCAACACAAGAAATCTGCGCCCCAAGATTGTTGTTGCCTGCGGTTACATCGTTGTCAGCGCCATAAAAATAAATGTTACCGAGTACATCGCCGTTAAGAATCTGCGGAGTTCCGGATTTGAACAACCCCAACGCAAAGTTTGCACTCCCGCTTGTTGCGCCTTCTACAACGCTTTTGAATGTAGAAAGAAATGCAGAAGTTGTGCCTACCAACAACCTCCCACTAGCATCCAGCGTCATTGCTTGGGTGAAGGTGATCGCGTTGCCTGCGGTGCCGGAGGGGGCGTTGAACCATTTAAAAACACCAGCATCTTGTGAAAATGCTGTAGCCGCAGCGGAAGCAATGTAAATGTTAGTGCCGGACGAATTAGTAAACCAGTTATTTGCTAAAACAGTTTGTGTTGAATCACCAGCAAAAACTGCTCGCGCATTAACTTGCTGCGCCTTATAGGAACTATTCCACGCACTAGGCGTCACCCCCAGACCGAGGTTGCCGGAGGTGTCGAGGCGCATCTTTTCTCCGCCGCTTACATCAAAACGCATACTGTTATCGGAGTGCTCATAAGCAATTCGACCGACAACATCACTATCACCGTCAGCAAAATTAAGAACAGACCCTTCTGTATTTTTAGCTCTTATGTAAAGATTTGCGTTTCTATTTGTGCTTGTAAAATAAACAGCAAGATTGTCAGCCGTAGTCCCTGCTGTGCCGGTGTTGGCTACATGAAGTTTTCCTTCGGGCGAACTTAACCCAATACCAACGCTGCCGGTTGCTGTCACTACAAACGGGCTGCTGTCCGGGTTGGAGCTGTCCTCCACCAGAATGGAATCGCCAGTACCCGTCTGCGTGATCCTGAGTGCTGGAGTGGTGGCGTTCACCACCATGACATAGCTGTCGCCTGCTTGTGCGGCTTGGATCTGCGGGACTGCTGTGTTGAGAAGAAGTGCTTCGTAAACAGCCATGATTTACCTCAAATTGGGTAGTATTCTGTTCCGTCACTCGTCTTGACGGATGATGCAACCGTGTAGTCAACCCCTGACCCATCCCTAACAGGCAGGCCAATCGTGTAATCCGTCCCTGCACTATCTTTCACGATGAACGGAGCGCCAGGGACAGGCACATAACCACCGAGTGATCGGAGGTTAGGCAGCTTCAGGTTAAGACCGAGCAACATTACAGCAGTCCAACAATGTTGCTGGCAGTCGTGTTGGTTGACCAGACCCGTCGAGCCATCACCGGCAGGATGACGCCAGCAGGGACGTTGTAAAAGATCACGCTTCCACCGCCGGTGTCGTTGATCCGCACGTTACCCGACCCGCCGATGTAGAGCGCACGAACGGGCGCAACCAGATCAGAGTCGGCAGGAGTGATAGCAATGCAGTTGACTGCACAACTATCGGGTGTCGTTGAGAATGGTGCAGCCATGTTAGACCTCTACCCACGAACTGGATGATGTTGAAGAATCTTGCCACAAGTTAGTGACCGGAACAAACGTCGTGCCGCTGCTGTCTTTGACTTCTCGCGGCACCACAAACCGAACAGCAGAACTCGATAAAACAATAAGCGAAGCCTGATACTGCACCCCGTTACTAGCCCTGACCAGAAAACTCGATTCTGTCGGGTCAATACGAGTCCAAACATTACTGTCGCCTCGTATCTCTTGCCATATCCCACCGCTCGTCGGCAGAGAACTGAACGGTACTTCAGAGAATGCTGCAATCCCGAACATCAGAAGCCTACTTCAGTGGCAAAAATTCTCGCCACCCATCGAATCGTCTTGCTTGCTTGCCCCGTCACGGTAATAACCAATCCACCGTTTGTCGTGTCAGCAGAAAGCGCCATCAGCCACGTCGATGCGCCTGTGCTTTTCTCATAGTTCTGATAGCCAGGACTCTTAAGAACTGTTGATGCAGCATTGGCACCGCGAACGATCAGCCCGTTGATAACGTTGACCGTTATGTAATCCGTTTGATCCCAACCGATCAGATCAATGTACAACAAGGCAGCAGAGTTGTTTTGCAGGATCAGCTGATTCGTTGCCCCAGCAGCACTGCTATTGCTACGCAACTTTGTCGCAGTGGCATTGGTGGTCTGCACTCCGACAATCAAACATCCAGACTGCTGCACCCCTGCTTTTGCTTCAATCGGCGTGTCACTAGCAGGAGTGACTAAATAGCCAATGATCCCCCGAGTAGTGCCGTAAACGCCACCGATCACCGCAGACACATTCCCCGACGCTACGTTGTCTGAGCCTCCTGCAACAAACGAGTAATCCCCAGACGCAGTATTTGCGCCACCGCTGGCAACATAAGCAATGCCACCGCTTGCGATATTGTTTAACCCTGATCCAACACCAGACCATAGCCCAGAAGCGGTATTGCTGATCCCACCACCAACGGACGAATACCCACCAGACGCGACGTTTTCCCGGCCTCCGCCAACCATTGCGTAATCTGCGCTGGCTACATTCAACCGGCCTCCCGCAACACCGCTGGAGATGTTGTTCGCTTGGTTATCTATGCCACCGCCAATAAACGAACTGTTTCCCGTTGCAAAGTTTCCCTGCCCACCTGCAACAACACTGTAGGAGGCGGAAGCCTTGTTGTCATACCCTCCACCAAGAACGGAGTAGTCGCCGCTTGCAACATTTGCAGCATTGCTCCTAAACCCAACTAAGTCAACAGCATATTGACCACGCTTATTGCCACCAGCATCCGTACCTGTCGGAACCTGTGCAAGCAGAGCACCAGTCCCTTTTTTTACTAACGCAAGGTCGCCGTTAGTCGTAGTTACAGCAGACGTAAGACTTGCGACGTTTACCGTGGCATTAGGCGAGGCACTACTGATCGCACCCGTCACCGGCAGACTGTCAGTGCTTACTGACTTGCCAGCAGGGTAAGTACAGAACACATCCTTTACGCCAGACCCAAACCCGACGAGACTTCCGTTGTTGCTGCTTGCAAGAACGGTATCTCGAGTGAGCGATCCGGCTCCGACCGTACCAATACCGACTTCCCAATCAGCCGTGTCTTGGATGCAGTAATAGGTCGTGTTTCCAATCCCGATAGACGAGAAACCTTGATACCCTTGCACAGCACCCAGCAGGGAAATCGTCCCCGTTCCTTGGGTGGTGGTCGTCTCTTTGACGCGATCTTTCAGTACGAGCGCCATTATCGACTCACTCGCATCGTCAACGGTGATGCACTGAACTCAGCATCATCGTCCGACTTCGTTAGACTGTTAATGCCACGCTGATACAACGTCGCCCAGGTCTGCAATCGAGCGTCGTTCATGAGATACGGTTCAGCCTCGCCCAGCGAGCCATACAGCAAACAATCCATCGCGTTCGCTGTCCAGACGTTCGTCGTCTGCGTGCTCGAGAGGAAGGGTGGCGAAGCGTAGTAAAGCATATACAGCGTATACGCAGTGTCAGGGTAGGGTGCGAACTTGAACTCGTCTGCCAGGATCGTGTAGCGAGTTGGCTTGCCAGAGTACGTAGACTGAGCATTGCTCGTGAACAATGACGGAGTGAGGTAGATCACCGGCTGGAGCGGGTCTCCGTCGATGTACAAGTCACGCATCTGAAGGAAGTCTGACGGTAGCTGCACCGTCGCATCACCGCTCGTGGTCAAGGTGGTGACGTTCTTCAGCATCTGACGGATGCGAAGCTCTCGACGTAAGCGAATCTCTGCCAGCCGAATGAAGTCCGGGATCTGGCTACTTAGATCGCTTCTTGCGAGATAGTTTGCGATTGCGGTTTGCAGATCGCTGTAGGTCGTTAGGGCCATGCTTTACGTCGTCCCATCCGAATGTCTTGACTCCGATATGCCCGATGTGCATCGACAATTCGTGGTCTACCCAGACGGGAATGTCGTTTTCCATGCACCGAACACAGAAAGTAACGTCTTCCCCAATAACGTTCCCATGATCCGTCCAGATGATGTCAAACCAAGGACGAGGAACCTTCTCAAACACTTCTCTACTGACAAGCGTACACGCAAAACCGACCGCTGTCACCTGCTCAATTCCCTGCTTACCCCGTGACTCTACTTTGTGCCACACCTGATACGGTTCGCCTTCAGGCTTGCCGTTCAGCATCTCCCGCTCAATCTTGAGATTCAGCGCAGTAGGGAGAATCGGCTCTCTCCTGGTCGTGGCATTAGTCCCGATCATCGACACTTGCCTTGACTGTAGGATCTCCAGCGCGTTCGCAGGAAACCGTTGATCCGAGTCAATCCACAACGTCTGATCTGCGCCCCACTCCAGAGCCTCCGATGCCAGTTTCTCCCTTTGCGTGAAGATCAGCGTCCCCGGCATCTGCAACAACTGGATGTCGTTTACTCCACGTTTGGCCTCGTAAGCACACAGCCTAGCAAGGTCGAAACAGAATCCAGACATCACCTCGTCCCGGCATGGGACACAGATTGCAACTTTCAAATATGCCCCGGATGAGTTCTGAAAAATCGGTTGTCAGGATGGTTGAGAAAGGCTTTGAATGCCTTGTCATCAATAACTTTGAACCCTTTCAGGACGCGCTTGCGATTTAAGTCGTCGATAACCGTCAGCGGCAGGGTCGCAACGTGCGTTGCAAATTCCTTGAACGTGCCATCAGAGTCGTTAAATTTACGCTTGTTGGCTTCAATGATATGAGAAACATCCTGTCTTGTTTCCAATATCACACCGTCGTCAGTTTCGTGAGCGACAGTAACAGAGCCTTCGTTTACTGAAAATAATTTTGGCATATTAAAAAGCGTCCCCATCCGAAGATAGGGACGCCCACTCAGTTAAGAGTTACAGCGCGGGATTTAGATCCGCAACGATAGCCGAAGCAGCTTCGTTCCGCATCTCGAGCGTAAACTCGCAAAGCAACTGCGTCTTTTCCGAGTCGCCAGTCTTTGCCAGATCATTCGTCTGGAACGGACGAAGATACGACAGAGCCATATACTCAGGATCAATCAGCAGCGCGTCACGGGTACGCATAAATCTATCAGGGACGATTGAAATTTGGCCGAAATCTCCCATATAAATTTCAGCCGCCCCGATAATTGTCGTAGGTTGATCTCCAGGCGCCATATAACGCTGTGCAGCGATACCGGCAAACGAACTGACCTTCTGCTTCAGACCGGAACCAACAACCAGCATCGTCGGATTGCCACCCGAATCAAATACAGCAGCAATCTCGTCCTTCAGAAGCTGCTCGGTGAAAGTACGAGTCGCGCCATCCGAACGAGTCGAAACGCCGATAGTCGTCGGGTCAGTACCGGAAGTACCTTTCGACGTATTGGTTTTCAGCCAAGACAGAATCGCGCCGAGTTTACGAGCAGACGATGACGAACCAGCATCGCGGCCTTGGTTGGCAGTGATGATGGTTTCCATGTCCCGCTTAAGCTCAGAAGAAGCGCGGGCAAGCTGGTATGCGCGTTCCGAGCGCCGACCTGCCTTGTTAACTGCCTCGAGCGTGCCAGAAGTTTGTACAACTTTCTGAACAATCTGCGTGTAGTTACCAAGACGAACCGTCGGGCTGATCGTCGCGGAAACTCCATCGGCACCCTCGACTGCGGCATTCGCTGCGGTAGCGGCTGCAAGCGAATCCGTCTGCCACTCATGGAACACCGCGGTCGCTTTAGTGCGAGCCAGAGTGCTCATGATCGGGGTTTCGGTCGGGCTGATGTCGTAGATGACATCGATCAAATCTTCGCGCTGGCCAATGGCCGTATGTGCGGTAAAGGTAGGCATGATGGACCTCAGTAATTGAATCGTTCAAACAATGAAGCTGCATCCCTGGCTTTGCCAGACTTACGCAGCCGGTTTCGTTCCTGCTTCGCTGCATCAGACTCAGGGTTTGAAACCTTGCCAGTTCCGGGCTTTAGCGTCTTAGGAGCCTCGGCAACCCTCTTGGCTACCTCCGGCTTGTTCGACATTAGCTTGCGGTACTGAGCGGCTTCCCACAAAACCTGAACAGCGCGTGAGTCATAAACCTGATTGAGTTCGCCTTCCGTAAAACCGACGTTCTGTGCATACGAGCGAATATCCCGTCGGACTTCTTCACCCTTCTGCGGGTCGGCATACTCTGGAATGGCTTGCTGTAGTCGGGCCTGTTGCTCGGCAAGGTACTGCTGGAGTTGCGTCTGACGCTCCGCTTGTTGCTTCTCGGCAATGCGTTGCTTTTCAGCCTGAACTGCGGCTAGCTGCTTGTCTCGCTGGACAGACTCTGCGACTTTCATCGCGTAGCCAATCGGATCGGACTCTTTCAGTGACTCTAAATCTTCCGACTTGTTCTGCTCCGATAGAACCTTTTCAATCAGTTCCAATCGTTGAGCATACTGGTCTCGGAGTTGTTTGGCTTGCTCGACAGCGGCTTTCTCAGCTTCGATTGCCTTCCGCTGTTCTGCTAAAGCCTGGGTTTTCTGAGTGTAGTCAGTGCCAAGTTGATAACTCTTAATCAGGTCGTCCAACGAAACTTCGCGTTCCTCACCTGCGGCTTTCACCCGGTAGCGCGGTGTTTCCTCGACTTCCTGCTGCTCAACTGCAACCTCCGTCTCCTGCTGCTGTGCCTCGGGATTGGGCTGTTCGCCTTCCTCCGGCCCCATCAAGCCTAGAAACGCATTGGCTGCACTGTTTACATCCAGCGGGCCACTTCCTTGCGGATTGGTGTCCATATCACCCCTTAAAGGATCTTCCAACGTCTACGCTTAATCTCGGCAGTATCAACAATCGACTGAAAGTGATTAACAACCGTGGTTAAGCATTTAATCATTCTATACGCATTTTCTCGTGCGTCAATATCTTGCTCAGACGAATTCAGAATCAGGTCAATCTGCTCCTGTTTCAACTTTTCCAGTTCACCCCGGAAATAATCGTCTCGCAGTAGATTCGCAGCCTGCTCTGGACTCATCCCGGAATCTCGACGTTTTGCGTAATCCCAGCACCGACCTTCGCCGCTTTCAGTTGAGCCTCAACCGCAAACTCCTGCTGCTTCAGTTGTAGCTCTGCTGCGGCTTTCTCACGAGCCAGTTGAATGTCGGCCTGCGCCTTCATCCGCTGAGTCTCAATCGCTGCCAGTGCCTTCTGCTGTTCGATCTGGATTTGGGCTTGCGCCTGAGCCATCATCGCGTCCAGAGCAGGATTAGATTGCTGCTGCGGAGGCGGGTTACTCAGTTGCTGGTCAAGCTCGGGGGGAATCTCTTTGAAGAACTCAGTTGAATCCTTCAGCCCCGCAGCCTCGATAAACCGTCCAAGTGTCGCCCGATACTGTCCGACAGAGACAAGCGGATTTGCGGGACCGTATTGCTGGAGAATCTGCTCCTGCTTAGCCAGAATCATCTGAAGCATTGCCATCTGCTCATTCTTCGATCCGGTTCCGAGTCCGACACTGATCGAAACGTCGTACAAATTCGACCACTCTCGCGGATCCATCTCGACAAACTTGCCACGCATCCGAATCAGACGGGGCTTGTCCTGATACTTGCAGAGCAGATGCAGAATGCCGCGGAAAAGGCTCTTAACGCCCGTCTCAGCGAACAAACGAGCGATTAGCTCCATCTTGCCAGCACCCGCTTGCATCGTCGCTGCTACAGCCGCAGCCGTGACGTTTTGCAGGATGTTTGGATCAAGACCTTGCGAAGTCTCCGACACACCAGATCGCTTGGCTTGCACCGAGTCGAAATAGCCCAGCATCGGGTAAGCGGAACCAGTGATGTCCGGCACCTGAATCGGAGCCACTGCACCAGTCGATTTCGTCCTGACAACACCACCAGGAGTGACGTTCAGCAAGTCGTCTAGGTTCACCTGACCGTCAACAACCTGCATCCGAGCGTTGTTGATGAGGTAGAGGTTATCCAGCATCTGCCGAGTGACGGTGGATTTGATCAACTGGATGTCCATCGTCCGGTCTGCCAGCGACTGACCGAAGAACTTGTGCGGAATCGGGATCGGGCAGATCACGTGAAATGGCACGTAATCGGTAGGAATGTTGGCTTCCCGCCCGTCAGCGTAAGTCAGGATCGTACTGTTGGAGTAGAAAATCTGCCGGAGTTCTGCGATCCCATCCTCGTCGTAATCCACGTATAGATAAGACTCGTAGACCTCGACCTCTTGCATTGACTCGTCGAGACTGTCCTGCTCGTACGGTTCTTCACCAGGAGAGTATCTAGCGATCCGCTCCTCGGTAAAGTCGAGACTGTTGTAGACGGGAAGGCTGTATACCTCGTCCTTGTCGAACCCCATCTGAACAAGTTCCGACCGCGGCATCAGCCTACGGTGCGCCATGAACGGTGATTTCGTCTCACCGAACCGCGCCTTTTTGCTGACGATCAGTTCTTCGGGAGGAATGCAGTCAATCTGAATCCGGCCTGACTTGGTTTTCTTGCGGACGACAACATTGTGCGAACGAGTGACTTGATCAACAACCGTTCCGTCCGGCATCTGCATCTGCGATACGGATTCTTCCGTCTCCTGGCCGACGATCTCCATCGTACCGTCTGACAGTAGTAGGACAAGCTCCGTGTCTGACAGACCCCGGTAGGTTTCCTCGTCTACCTCAATCTTTTCTTCCCAGACCGCTTTAACCGTCCCGGTCTTGGCAAGCAGAGCGTCCTTGAACCAGTCATGCAGGATGGCAAAACCGTTATTGTCTTTGGTAAACACCCAATTACCGTAGTCCGTCGCCTGATCTGCGCCTTCCTCATCGCCTGGGCCAACAGGCTCGTATCTGGCAATCTCATCGTTTGCAGTGAATACGCGGATGAGTTGCGGCAGCGCACCATCTATAACCTCTGCCACCTCGCCGGTAACGATCTGGCTGCGACCTTCTTGCTCGTTGCCGTAAGGGTTTCGCAGGTAGTAGTTAAGTGCTTCGGCACGTTCTTCCGTGGTTTCGCTGTCCAGCATCCCGATAGCATCGTCAATCTCTGCTTGCAGAATGCCGGTAAGAGTCCCGTTATCCATTTACCACCTCGCGCCTAAAATACTTCCGCTTCTCTGGGTCTTTCGTTTCCAGTTCAGCGAGTTTCTTCTCTAGTTCAGCAACCCTGCGCTGCAAATCTTCAAACTCGCGCTTCTGAACGATGAAACCTTGTGGCATTAGCATTAAAACCTCCCCGTCATCTGCAACCCAACGTAAGGATTAGACCCTACTCGACCCATCAGCCCTAACATCAAGTCCTCATTAAG